TGTTGAAGCTGAGTATGAATATATCCAGCCCATACGAGCATACCGAGCTGAGCTCGAAAAGAACGGGTCTATGTTGGAATCTGATATGGCTCAAAATGGCACCGTGCATGTAAATCCTGTTTATAGCACAAGCTTCAGACCTATTCAGTTCGTCAAAGCCACCGAGGAAGTGAGAGATGTGCAACCACAGATCACCATATTGAAACGAGGTGATCCATTACCTGGAGAGAAAATCCAGATGAAAGAGTTCGTTCCTTTGACGATAAATCATCCTGATGCACAGGGATCTAGTGCTTACAATAATATTGACTTCGATGTACCCGTGCGCGGACTTGCCTTTAGTCCCGCTGAACCGACGGTTGGTCAAATCGATCATGGTGTTGATTTGACAAAGGAACCCTCGAGGGCGGAACAAGAGAAAATTCTTGACATGCGTATGAGAGAAGTCGAGTGGATTATTAAAGCTGATGATTACCTGACTAATCGGAAGATAACTGCCACGGACGCACAAATTAAACAGGTCGCCATTAAAGCGATGAAACTCAGTTCCATGTCAATAAATGCTGGTTTTGAGAGCACTGAAGATGTAATCTTGAAGAGAGCCGTGAAAGACTGCGGCCTGGATAGAGATCCGCTTTCTTTTGAACAAGTTTTGGAGGAATTCGATGTAGATTTCTCTGAGGAGAATATAAATGAATTCAGATTGTTCTGGACCGCAGCATCGGGATCCACGTTCAAATCGAGAGAGGAAGGTCTGCGCATGCGTATCACTTCTGCATTGGCAGACATTATGAAGATGCAGCTAGAACCTATCAGAATAGATGATGTTGCACCTAACACATTTGGGAGAGCGATGGAACTTGACTTGTCATGCCTGCCTCTCAAAGATCTCGACATCACTGTGAGTGCTGATGAGGTCAAAATGTTTAGATCCGAGGTGGACAAGAGTTTGCGTGCTGGTGGATGTAAATCCATACCACACGGTGGAGAGAAATCTTTTGCACAGGACACAAAAGGTATCATGGGTGCGCCAGGATATTTTTATCCAAAGTTTTTGCTTGATGCGCATCTTAACATGCGGAGTAGAATAATTCGGGAAGGTACATATAAGTTCAAAACATTGCTTGGTGTACCATCAGCCGGTAAAACTACTCTCATAAAGGAGTTCATTTCTAAAGTTCAGAGTGAAACAGACAAACAACACAAGATATTGGTTGTTTGCCCCACAAGGAAGTTGTGTGATTCATATAAAGAGGTCCCTTGCACCGCCATGACTTTTCATAAAGCCATGTCCGTGCTGGATCAAGACTTTTCTGTGATTATCATTGACGAAGCACCAATATTTCACAAGTCATTCTGGGTGCAATTCTCTACCGCTGGCTGCCCCATTATTCTGCTTGGAGATCCTTTGCAAATAACACACATTCAGTTCGTAAAAGGTGTCTATGGTAGGTCTGGGAAACTTGATCAGCGTTTACCTTTTGAGTATTCGCTCACTGAGTGTCAGACTGTCCCGCAAGATGCTTGCCGTGTGTTGGGCAGATCAGGATATGATGATTACAATGGTATCACAACTAAATCACCGATTAAGAAATCCATAAAGTTCTGTAGCTTCAAAGAGGCCATTAACAAGTACAAGAATCATTATTGGATGAGTTTCACGAGGAATTCCACCGAGTTCGTGCGCTCTAAACTGAAACGTGCTCTAGGTGACAAAGTGAGCACTGTGCACACAGCTCAGGGTCAACGAATTGACAGAGCCGTGCTCTATGTGACTGGAGACGCACTCCCACTGTTGTGTAACATGGAACATTGCAGGGTTGCCATCAGCAGGCACAAGACCGAGTTGGTTATTGTTGATGAAGGAGGCTATCTCAACAGATATCTCAAATTCGATGATACTGACCTTGGTGTGCTTGCTGATGTTGCTCGCATTCCAACTTTTACAC